TTATAAAAACAATCCTGATTGTTTTGCTCTTATTTTGTAGGCAGATGCGCCTTTGGTATAACAAGGAAATTGATCCTTATTGTTTTTGATAAAATTTGTGACCATCTTCAAACTATTATCTGCTAAATACAAAAAGTTTTGGCCAGCAATTAATTTTGATTGTGTATCCAACACCTGCGATTTTTGCCAAGGCAGTTCCTCATATTGAACAACAACTGCATTTTGCATGAAAACAAAGCGAGGCAATAAGCTCGCGTAATACAAAGCGTAGAATGCGATTGCAGATTTAAACGCTTCGATTAAATCTTTATTTTCTAAAATCTGATCAAAACATTCTTTGTCGATTAATTCTGAAACTTTCAAATTAATTGCTTGCTTGATGTATGGTTGAAGCAAATTAAAAACTTCGACAGAATTGTTAATCGAATAAATTTGATTGAATTCTGATGGAGTATTAATGTACGAATTGATTCTTTCGAAAAATGGAAGCTGAGATTTTAATTGTTCATTTTCGGAAATCAAATCTATTGCATTTGAAAAATAATAATCTCCAGCTTTTAACAACGCTAATCCTAAATCGCGAACATCCCACCAAGGTGCGGTTTTTAATTTCTCTTGAGAAAATTGCTCAATACCAGTGCTACTGATATGCACTTTAATTTTCGGAATGTTGAGTACAAATGAGAAATGAACAGCGGCTTTTGTCAATAATCTGAAAATTTCGGGTTGTGATATTTTTAACTCCAGATAAATTTCTTCAGGAACAACTTCAAAAATTTTACGAAAACCTAATTCTTGATCAACTAAACCCCAATCGAAATTTTGCGGTAAGATTAAATAGTTTTCTAATTCGTTTTGATTGATAAAATATTCCATTTTCTAAACTTTTTTTTTGGCACTTTTACACGCAATTATTAGTTGATTATTTTCTCTTGTCCGTTTGGATTTTTATCCAAAGTTGTTAAGTTCATCATTGGATATTTTCCAAAAACTGTCGGATCCCAATTATTCCAATATTTAATGTTTTCGAAAATTGCCAACGTACGCATTTGCTTAATCGGAAACTTCGCACAAAGAATCGTCCACGCTTCTCGTTTGTCAGATCCTGATCCACTCAACGATTTACCACCAAAAGCACCTCCGTTAATTAAACAAGAATCAACTCCCATTGGAGTTAAAATCTCGTAATTAGCAGCAGAACCATCTAACAAGAAATCACCATTTGATTGCGGTTGTGGAACTTCCTCGATTTGGATTCCTTTAATTTCCTTTCCTGTTTCACGATCTCGGAAAAATGGAGAAATTAAAGATTTGCCCGAACCTTTGTTTGATTTTAATTCTGAATCAATTAAATCAATTAATTCATCTCGTTTTGCTTGACGTTCTTCGGGAGTGAAGTTATTCCAGTCTTCGCCATAAACGTGTGCAAAGTAATCGTCAGCGATGTGAATGATATATTTAATGTTCAATTGTTGTTCGAACATTAATTTTTTAAATTCAGGTAGCGCCAAGACAACATCAATCCAACCATTTTTGAATGATGAATGCCAACCTTTGGAAACGTAAGTTTTCTCAACTAAAAGCGTCTCAATGATTGGGATTGTAAATTCGAAAATCTTATTTTCTTTGCAATATTCTTTTATCTCACGAATTGGAATAGTTTCACTGAAACGAGGAATAACAGCTGTGTTATCTTTCTTATAGTTTTCCCAATCGGTATTGACTCCGATATTATTTATTCGTCCCATTTTATCAGGAACTTCAAAACGAACATCCGCAGCCTTAGTTCTACGAACAGAAATTATTTTATCGCCATTTGGTGACAACAGGTAAGTAGGAAATGCCATTCCCCACGTTTCAAAATCAACAATGATATCAGAGTTAACATTTTGATAATTGGTATCTAAAAGAAATTCGTTGATTTCAGGAAATGAAGAAGTAAGACGTTCTCTAAAATCTATTCCTTTTTCAGTTTCAATTCCTTGAAAAAGTTGAAATCCTGATCCAAAATGCGCAGCAATTAACACATCAACGCCACCAATCGCTACACCAGCTTTTTTAAATTTTTTAGCAAAATTTTGAGGATATAAATTATCATTTCCCCACGGAAGCCATTTATTATCAACTAAAGTATCAACATTATTTTGCTTAAAATCTGTGTGTTTTGGTCCGTCTTTGGACTTATTGAATAAGACAACAGCGCCATTTTTACGACCACCTACTGCATATATATCTTTTGAAATTTTCATTATAAAATGACATCTAATCCGTTAAACTTGATAATGAAAAGAATGTGTATTTTTTTAATTCCTTCATTCGTTTTAATATTTCGAGTTCTATTTTTCCAATGATTTGGATTTTTGAAATCAATATCTTGTGAAAGTCTTACAGCGCCAGCAGTTTTAGGCGGTTGCATTAGTGTAGCGTTTTCGTATGTTACAAATCGACCTCCTGATTTATTTTGCGTGTTGAAAGTTCGAATTGAAATCGTAAAAGGAATCGGATTTTTTCGCTCATCCAATTTTCGCATTTCGCTGAGAACTTGACTCAATAAAATTGATTTTTGCATAGTGCGAATATTGTTCGAACAGCTTTTAAATGAAAGGACTAAACTTTTACTTATCAATTTACACCCCTCATTCTCATTATTTTTTTTATTTATAATTGAGTATCAAAAAAGTAAGTAATAAAAAGCGGTCGTAATTCTCAAAACCCGAGTGAGCACCACACGGCCGCCTTATTGATTTCTACAATTGCAGTTTTTAAAAAAAACGATATATGTAATAATGAAACCCGCTGACGTAGCGGGTTTGATATTATGTTTAATTTAAATAAAAATATATTTTTAAAATCTATCCATGTAGATTCGTAACTAAGTAAGATGACTGATACCTTGAGTCGATTAAGTGCCAGAATTGCCAGTACAAGTTATAGTCTAACGTATCAGAGAAGTGAGTCGCATGTTCTTGAAGAATCTTTTTACTTCGTTCGCTCGACTTATCTTTTTCGAAAGCATCATCACCTTTCAATGGAGCATTTTCCATTGAGATAATAAGATTTGGACAATTATCTGCATTGATTCTAACAACAGGTAATCTCATATCATTCTCTGCGAAAATATAGTTGATTAACTTATACTTAGCCAAATGCCCTGGGTTGTTCGTGTTCGGAGTCTTATCCGTTACTTTCCATCCTGCAGCTCGAAGTTTATTGATAACATCTTCAACCAATGTCGTCTTACTATTAGCTTCCTTCTTAGCTCCTGACTTATCACGGTAGATGTGAATTTCCTTACATGAAGCCTTATGTGGTTCATAGTAATCAATAAAATCTTGAACAACATCATCTAAGATATCAGGATGCTTACGATAGAATTCTTTAATGAAGTTGACAGTATTCAACGACTTCAAATATTGAGAAACCGTCATACAGTTTATCTTCCCACCAAAGTCAAGATTCATCTGGAGAGGAACTCCACGCACCAAATCATTGTCATACTTACATGATGGTTTGAAATCATCAGCTACACCTCCAAGTAAATCTACATTGTATTTATATTGATAGTAATGTATATTAGGTTTAAGTTGTCCATAGAACCCGTCTTGCACTCCTTTAGGGCGAATGTTAAGAATCTCAGCTCTAAATAATATTTTACTTAAAGCCTTCTTTTCCATATCTTCAATCCAACCTGCTCTTAAATTATAAGCATTTACATAAGCATTAGCTTTAATAAATGTTGCAGTTTTAGGATTTTCTTTCGCAAAAATTTCACCTTTAGTAAACCAATCACCTTTAGAAGTCATTGCAACAGACGAAACAAATATTTCAGCATTAAGTAATTTACTATTAGTAAATTCTTTTTTTACCGATCTATTAGTCGTCAAAACATTATTAAATAATCTTGTATAATCTAATAAAGCAGCTTCATCTCCAACCACCCAGTAAGCATTTAATCCACGTCCAGAGTTCGGATTATCCAACGAAACCAAAACTGCAATTGCTCCATTACTAAAATGAATCACGTTATGCCATGAATCAGGCGCTTGAAATGGCATCTCAAAGCCTAAACTTTTACCACAACGCCCAACTACATAATCTATGTCTTCATATAGACCAAACATTGCTAAACCTTCTTTAGTAGACGGCAATGTTCTGGATTTTATTTGGACGAATGTTTCCCCAACAATGATACCTGTAGATTTAGGCATTTGTTTAACGCATTCCTTTATTACCTTGCCTAAAACAGTCGATTTACCAGCCCCACGAGATGCTTCGACGTAAATATTTTTTATACCATCATCCAATGCATCTACAACAGCGGCTTGCATTAAGTTTAATTCAACTTCGCGGATAGGCATATTGTAACGACTCAACCCTCTACTCATCGTATTCGTCAATTTCTTCGTTATCTTCAGCAGATTTCCATTCTACATCTTCAGCTCCGATACACATAAGATCCACAATACCTTTTTCTCTCATGTTTTTGTACATTTTTTTAACTGGACGAGGAAGAATCATTTTAAAGACAGATGCTTCCAATTTCTTAGGATCAACTTTTTGAGAAGTGTCGTGAAAATTATATAATGATTTTAATTGAGTCAAAGCTCTAACCGCCGCATCTTCGTTGCCTTTTTTCAAAGCCATTTGATACAAATTCTCAAACTTTTCTGCTAAAACCATACGTTCAGCCGCAAGGTTTAACTGATCCAAATCACCAAATAAATGCATTGCCAATGGATAATTACGATAAGCAGTTGCGTGAGAAACTTTGTAATCACGAACAATTATCTGAATGATTTGATGTTGCGTGTATTTATTGTTGATTCGTAGACTCCAGATATGCATCAAACGATCTTTCAATTTCTCTTCCTTATCAGATAAAGTCACTGAATTTTCGTTGACATACCACGCTTTAATGCGTTGAAATGAATTATCTTTTGTAAATTTTACAATATCCATACAACGAATTTAAAAGTACAAATCCGCTGTTTAAAGGACATAAAAAAACCGCTCAATGAGCGGTTTAACTATATTTTTCTTATCACTAAATGTCTTGGAGAATTATAGGATTCAACAACATCAATTCCATAATTATCACACCATTTCTTAAACTTTTCAAATGAAAATTCATATTGAAATAAAGTTGCATGACCTTTTAAATCAAATATTAAAGATTCAAAATTATGAATAGTTTTTCTTTCACAAAAATCAATATCTCCAGCTAATGTTTCTTTTTCTATTTCGATAGGTACTGAAGAAATTCTATTTAATATTCTATCTTTTATATCCATTTATTAAATTAAGAAATCAAATATAATACTATTTCAAATCAAATTTTTGTATTTCTTCAGCTGATAATTTTCGACCATTTCGGATCACATCATAACCTAAATTATTCTCTTTCATATACGAAACCCAACGACGTACAATGACGTCAACAAAACGTGGATCCAATTCGAATCCTCTACAATTTCGCCAATTCATTTCCGACGCAATCAAAGTAGATCCTGAACCAAGAAAACCATCAAAAATAATTTGATTTTGTTTTGATGAATTTTTAATCAAATAACCAATCAAATCAATTGGTTTCATTGTTGGATGATCCGCATTTCGTAAAGGTTTATCAAAACTCAAAACTGAAGATTGTTTGCGATCACTATACCACGGATGCGCTGCCTCTTTATTCCAAGCATAAATCATACATTGATGATCATCTTCAGGAATTTCTTCTTCACAACAAATCACCGGTTCATGTTGCATATGATAGTCAAGTCTTCCAAGAACAAACTGATTCTTTACCCAAATTAATGTCGATGAAATTTTAAAACCTGCAGATAACATTGCATTTCTAAAATTCACCGCTTCTGAATCTGAATAAAAAACATACGCAGGTCCTCCTGGAGAAGAAAACGAATAAGCATTCGAAAAGAAATCAAACAAAAATTGATAGAAATTATCATTCGACATTTTATCATTTTTGATTTTCAATTTTTCTTTTGTTCCTCCTTGATAATCGACATTGTATGGCGGATCAGTCACCATTAGATTATATTTTTCCTCTTCAAATACTTTATGATAACTATCTGCAGAAGTAGAATCGCCACAATAAACAATGTGCTTTATTCCTTTATCTTTCGAAATCAACTCATAATAATCTCCATCAATGCAGTTTGGTTGCATAGGTAAATCTGCATCAAATTCGCCCTCATTTTCTGGAGGTAAAACTGCATTTTGTTGTAGAAATTCATCGAATGCGTTCACATCCATTCCAATCCCTTCTAAATCGATGTCCTGAAAAAACTCTTCGATTTTGCTCCAATCAAATTCACCATTGTTAATGTTTGATCGTAACATATATTCTTTGAATTCCTCTTCAGATAATTTTCTATTCGGAATTCTTACATCAACTATATCATTTCCACGCTCTAAAATATATAGAGCTGCAATGCGTTGATGTCCTGCAATCAATATATTATCAAAATCGATGACAGGAATTTCAACCAGGTTAAATTTTTCTAAACTCAATTTTAATTTCGCCAATTCCTCCTCTGAAATTTGTCGAGGATTAAAATCACATGGTATTAATTCTGATACTTTTCGTTGTACCGTATACCATTCTAACGGAGCTAAAACGTTTTCTTTCTCCGAAAATTTGTCATTGTTCATATTATACATAAATTTGCTCATCTCACTTTTCAACTAATAAAGACTCCAACATAGAAGACTTAATCAGTCCTCCGCGTGGGAGTCTTTATGCTCTAAAGTTTGAAAGGTGAGATGTTTAAATTTTGCGGAGGACGTTTTTAACCTCTGAAAACCAACCTAAATTTACCACATAAAAAAAGCCCCGCATTTGCGGAGCCTATCAACTCATAAAGTCTTAGAAATGGTGAGATGGAAAATTAGAACTCAAATAAAGAAATCATTCTGAAAATTCTAAAGGACCATTTTTATGTATATTTGATAAATGATTCAAAATACTGATTTAGATAAAATTTTTTCATTATTGAAATGGATTGAACCAAGATCATCTGAAAGTTTTCAAACTTGGATAAAAGATCGTGAGATTATGTCAAATCATGTTTATAAAATCGAAAAATTTGGTAAAACAAAAATGGCATTCTTTCAGATCGAATATTTAACAGAAATAAATTTCAAAAAAATCTATAAGAAAAGAAATGAACTTAAACATCTTGATTTTACCCTTAAAAATAAAGGTGATATATGGATTTGTATTTGGGAATCTAAATCTTTAAAATAAGTTTATTTACTTCGTATTTCACAAAGTCAATTGTCTCTTGAATATCTGTAATTCCAAGTGGACAATAATCAATGTTTCTCTTATTAAATATATCAATTTCAGAATAAGAGAATAACTCTTCTCGCTCTAATTCTCTCCAATATATCCAAGATTTCCATTCCTCAATCTCATTTTTAAATGGATTGTTAGCCATGAAAAGTAAATCTGGAATCCTTTGTACAAAATAAACTGAAAGCTCAGAATCTTCATATGGAGTGAAATACTCATCATCATAATACAGTACTATATCAGTATTAAATCGATTATTAAAATCACTTAAATTTAAAGAAACTACCTTAATATTAGCTTCTTCTTCGTAATCAAAGAAAGTTGAATCTGCTGTAATAATATTATTAATTATCATACATTTACAATATATCAATAAAAGTAATGAATAATACAGAAATTAAAGGAATTAATGCATTAATTAGAGTTTTAGATAAAAAAGAATATGCTAAAGATTTTGTTGAAAAAGGTCATATAAGATTTTCAATTTTAGATACCATTAGAAATAAAGGAATAGCTGAAATGAAAGCTAATGGTAATAAACTTGAGACTCACTTTAGATATGATCCATATGACGGTGCAAAAAAAATTAATATTACAAAAAAGGAAAATGGAGAAACTTTACATAATGCTGAGTATCATGATTATTCTAAGTGTTTGTGTTTATATAATTTAGACATTTCTCATTTTAATAACAATGGACAATTTATTGATTTCACTAATTCAATAAAAGAGTTTGGAGAGTATGTAGTTTTTATTCATAAACCAATTGAATTTTTAGAAAAAATTATCACCCATTACAGAAATTCATATGGTAAATTTGAAAAACATTATACTCTTGGTAATTGTAATTACAAAGAAATTATCAATGATGAAGAAAGAAGCTTTTTTGATAAAACAAATAATTATACGGACCAAAAGGAATTTAGAATCGGATCTAAACAATTTTCGGAATTTATAACTTTAGGTGATATAAGTAATTTAGCTTTTTATCAACATATTTCTTATTTTAATTTAGATACTATTTGTTTGAATGATGAAAAAACTACAATCTTAATAAAACCTCCAGGATTAAAAATTAAGTAGTCTAACAATCTTATTCTCATCCAAAATCAATTCTTCCAGTTGTTCTTTTTTAAATTGAATTGCAATATATTTTTTATTGTAATTCGGATCTGATTTTACAGGCAACTCTTTTTCTTTTTTCTCAATTGTTTGGCGACGACGACAAATTAATGAAGCTAAATTTCTACGCTCTTGGTCCAACTCAAGAGGAGTAAATTTTGAATAATCTTTTTTCGATTCTGTTGGTAAAATACGTTTGTTTTCATTCCAATAATCTAATGAATTTTTATAACGATCAAATTTAGAAATCGATTTAAAAATTTTCAATTGCAATTGATAGGCATCTTCTACATCCAATGGAACTACATCATTTAACTGAATTTTATAACTACAAACTTTTATCCAAGCATTGTAACATTCTTGATAAGCAGAATGCAATTCGGTTGGATATTGAGAGATAAATCCAATAAACGCAGGCTTTGTTGGTTGTATTTCTTCCTTATTTGATTCAGAAACATCTTGGTACTTTTTTTCTTCATCTTGGTACGTTATAGATTCTTTTGGTTTCTGCTGAGAAATCAAATAACTTATTTTAGCTCGATTCTGAAGCGTTGGTAATTTATGCCGATTAGCAATTTTATGATCTCCTCCGTTCTCGAGATAAAATTGTATATTTTCTTCGTGTGTTTTCATTTTTTATGATATAAAAAAACCTCGCTATTTGCGAGGTTCAACAACCTAAACTACTATATGAATGAAATTCTACTTCGCTTTGCGAATGGTTGAATTTATACTTTTTAAAACTTCTTTCAAAACTTTTAATTCAGAACTATAATTATTTGGTTCTCGAATTTTTATAAGCTCTCTTATTTCTGCAATCGATAATTTTTCGACCAAAGATTTACCTGTTGATTTCATAGCAAGAACAGGCGTTCCAGTTTTCCAAATTTCGAAAGCATCTTCAGGAACTTCATCAAGTTTTATTGAAGTTCCATCGGCTCTATGCAATATAGAACCGACAGCAACTGTTAATACAAAAAATTCTTTCATATTCTATCCTCCAGAACCAACAGGCGTATCAGCCAATTCTAAGATATCACCATCAAATGCCCAAAGTGCATCATTTGCAGTAACATTGAATGCAGTTCCAGAATTCTCGTCATATTTCTTAGCAGTAGTCGCATCTGCTTTGGTCATATACGCTTCTAAAACTACCCATTTTTGTCCTGCAGAATCTTCAACCACATAACACATTGGAGTATTTTTGTGACGCTTTATGAAACCTACATTTTCTTTCACAAAATTAGGAATCATTCCGTCAAATTGCGCTTGATCTTTCATGTTACCTTTCGCACCAACTAAATTTGATTTCAATTCGTTTTCGTCGATAACTAAATCAATGCGTTTAAATCCTTTTGTTGTTTCAGGATCCAAAGCAGTTAAAGTAATACTTTCTGCGTATGGCGTATCTTGAGTTAAAGTCGGTTTTGTTATCGTTTTTAACTGTGCCATAGGAATATACCAGCATTTCGCTTTTACACCTCCTACATTGGCTTTATTAGGACAGTAAGTTAAATTTTCTGTCCTTACCGTTGCAAATGAACAATCTTCTGCCATAGCTTTATTTTTTTACGATTAAACTTGAATTACCTCCGATAAGTTGAAGCTTCAACTCATCATCTTTTGCAATTTCTTTTTGTGATACTCCTTTTCCGTTCAACAAAATATGTTGTGGAGCTGATGGTGTAAATTGATATTTTTCACCTTCGAATTCGAAAGCAACTGGATCAACTTTTTTCTCAGATTTTACTTCAGATTTTTCCTCTAATGCTTTTTCTCGAGCTTCTAAATCTGCCTTTGCAGTTTCAAAGGCAGCTTTTTCCTCTTCGAATTTATTTTGCTCTAAAACAAATTTTTCTTGATCGTCAGAAAGCTTTTGTTCTGCAACTTTTAAAGCTGCTTCTTTTTCGATTAACTGTTCCTCAGTTAGAGGAACAGCTTTTTGTGTATCTTTTGCCATATAATAAGATTATACAGTTAATGTTAACTCGTTAGGGTAATACAATGCATTTTGCTCTGCATCGTTCAATCCACGTTTTTTCAACGCGTCCGAAGTCTCAATAAATACATATTGATTAACAGCGAAATCATATCCTAAATGGAATTGGATAAAGATTTTCATCACATAATCTTGTACTTGTACATCATCGATTTGCGCTGGATTATCTTTACGATCGTAAATACGGAATAAGTTTCCATCAACCCAAGCAATCATTTTCGTAAGACCAGGAACTCCGATTAAATCGCGTCCGTATTTCGTTTTTTTACGATAAGCTGCATTATAATCTACAGTTTCATTTGCAGGAGTTTCACGAGCTTCAACGTAATCAAAGAATAATTCCAACGGAACTAAAATTTGCTTAACTGGAACGCCTTGAGGTAATCCACGCTCGAAAGCATTTACTTTTGCAATTGGATCGTTTGCCAAAGACGCATCAACAGGAATTAAGAATCCAGGATTATCAGCATCAGTTGCAATTCCATTCACCACTTCATCAACTCCATTCATGATTTTTCGTAAATCAGGACTTGACGAACCAACCTGCGTTGGATCATATTTAGAAACAATTGAAGCAATTGCTAATTCTGATGTGATTTTTTCAGAAATCATATTTACCAAATACTTAGAAATTGGCATTTGATCTGGAGTTTTTTCCTCTTCGTATAAATCTTCAACCCAAGATCCATAAATATCATAAGGATTGACTCCGAAGTTCACTTTCAAATGGTAGTTTTTAGCTACTTTATTATTGAACTGTGCTGTTCCGAAATCGGTCCATTTATCCGAAAAAGCTTGTAACAAATTCGTCATCAAAATTGATGGAAACGAATATTTTCCTTTAACTTTTGATAAAGGTTTTGCAAACTGATTTAACAAAATTTCTTTTGATAAAACAGCTGGAGTTAACGCCATCGGATTTGCATTTCCGTAACGAATAACTTCATTTTTAATATCTTCTACTTTAATACTACCTTTTGCCATTTTATATAGATTTAATCGATTTGATTGTGTTCAGCGCCAGCATCGAAGAATCCTTCTTTAAATTCTTCCTCGTCTTCTTGCTTGTCTTTTCCGTCCGTCTTATGGAAAGAATGCTGATTTTTAGATTCTCCGTATTCCGTACATTTAGCGCTCAAAGCCTCTACAGCTTCAGCAACAGTTTGTCCTTCTACAGTCTTTAATCCGTGTAATTCGAAAGCAGCACTTAATGCTTCTTGCGTTGCAGTTTCATTTGCTTGAAGAGTTGCTAATGTCTCAGCATCTTCAGCAGAAGTTTGTTTTTCTAAGGCATCTTCAATTTTTTGAAGTTCCTCTTCATTTAAGCGAACATGCTTTTTTTCATTCTTGAAAAAATTAGAATGAAAAACAAAAGCCTGAATGCCTAATACAGCTAATACTCTTTTCATGATTATTTAAAATTTGTTTAATGCATCTTCGAGAGTTCCGATTTCATCGATTAATCCAACCGCCAAAGCTTCTTTCGGTCCATAAGTTTTGCCTTTGAAAACCAAATCATCGTCCTGGATAGATTCGCTCAGATTTTCTTTCATTCTTCCAATGAAATCTTCTGTTAATACACGAAGTCTTTCCTCGTAAGCTTCCTTATTACCAGCTTGTAACTCGCGGAACTCTTTATTTTTTTCTGTAGATTGCGGCGCGTATAATTCATAAATGGTAGCTCCCCATTTTTCGAACATTGCAGAGAAATCTTGATACGACATCATAGTTCCGATAGAACCAATCATATCTGCATATGGAGAAGCCATACGCATAGTCGCTCCCGAAGCAATATCCATTGCTGCCGAACACATATAACCATTCGTATAAGCAATAGTCGGTTTCGATAAACCTTTGATTGTTGCAGTAAGTTCAGCAGTACCTGAAACCATTCCGCCACCTGAATCGATATTCAACACAATTCCTGAAACTTGCGGATGTTGATCCAAATTTTTCAGAATTGAAATCATGTCTTGCGTACCTAAATAGTAGTAAGAACTATACTTCATGATAGGACCGCTAATATTTAATACAACAGGAAAAACATCAGCTCCTAAATCTTGAGCTTCGGAAGCTTGTAGTTCTATATTTTTATGTGCTTTTTCGACAATTTTCTCAGCAGATAAGAAGTCTTTTTGCTGATATCCTAAAATGATTGTAGGAATTATCGACAATAGAAAAGCCTTGTCAATGGCTAAAGGTGTGTTTATAAAATTATTTTGTCCGTGTTGCATTCTAATAGAATTTCACGGACAAAAATGTTATTGAAAGTAGTTACTTGAAAGGACAGAATTTAATCTACATTTCATCATCATTAGATACTTCTGCAAGAACGACATCATCTCCTTGAAAAGTTTTTCCAACTAAAAAAGTTTTACTGTTAGGAAGCTTATCTATGAATTTTAATAGAGAAGATTTTTCTTTTTCATTTAACTTAATATTTAAATTAAACTCTTTTTTCAT